AGAGCTGCGTCACCCGTTCGGCGATGTGGTCGGCGACCACCGTTGGCAGCAGCACACTCACGAACGCCCCCTGCTCTGGGCGCCGTCGCTTCGCCTCATCGAGCGACCAGGAGACCAACCGAAACCACGCCACCTGATCGAGTTCGTTATCCATCTCACGAGCCATCGCGTCGCGTTCGCTATCCATACGAGTCGTCCTTCCCGCAGTGGTCACTCCGACCATCACTTGTTCATCACATTGCCCATCACCTGTAGTGCAGCGCCAGCCAACTGATGATTCCGAACAGCAGGCCACTCATCGAGATCAACGTAGCGAAACAACCGACGCCTGCGCCGATGTAACTCAGTTGACGCACCGGGCTGCCTTCGAGTCTGCCCAGGCGCTCAGCGACCGCGTGCTGGTCGGCCAGGTAGGTCTCGGCTAACACGCGGCGATTGTCCGCCGCTTCAATCTCCGACCGGCGCATCGACTCCGCTGATTGCTGCGCCATCTGCACCGCCATGACGCCGATTTGCTGGCCAATGGCGTCCACCTTCGTTTCGAGCTTCTCCAGCGCAGTCGTATCCATCCGCTCCTGCTCCCGTCCAGCTCGTCCTGTTCGCTGTCCTGTTCGATTTCTTTGACTATTTGTGTATTGGCGACCACTCATAGCGACCACCTCCCTCAGTCCCCCACTCGACGGAGTGCGACTTGTGGATGCGCCATCACCGCGCGAATGAGCCGCGCCTGTTCAGCACGGTGATGATAGTGGTCGTTCGTCTCGTCAGCGAACGTCAGCGCCGTGTTGAACGCCTCCACCACTTCACGTCCGTGCGCCGCGCAGCCGGGGCAGACGATACTGAGCGCCGAACGTCCTGGCGTGATGCCGTACCCCGTGTTCACGCGCAGGTGGTCGCCAACGGCCAGGTCGGCGAACACCTGGTCACACACATCACAGTGCCAGGCGAAGCGACCAGCGGCGACATTCAGGTCCTTCAGGCAGTTACCGACGGTAGCGTAGGTGCCAGCGTAGTCGCCGCTGCCGTTCGCCGCGACGACGCCGAACACCCGGCAACCGACATTGGTGAACGACGCCGCCGACGGCGCGCCAATGTTCGCTGAGGTGACGCCGGTGAGCGTGAGGCTGGTGGGGGTCTGCGAACAAATGGCCGGGAACTGGGCGCCCACCCCCGTATTCTGCCCCGCCGTACCATTCGAGAAATCCCATGACACGAACCCGTTGATGGGTGCGCCCAGCGCCTGTACGGCCCCCGTCGTCTTGCCCCCGCGTTGCTGCGCATCGGCGGCGAGCTGCAACTGCGCGATGCGAATCGCGGCGTCGTCACGGTAATAGCCGAGGTCCAACTGCATCTGCTGCTCGCCGGACTGGCTCTCGCTGTACTTGGCGCTCTTGATATAGAACTGGTTGACGTTGGGCGTCGCGCTGCTCGCCAAGCGCGACCCCAGGACGGCCAGTTCCGGGATGAAGATGTTCTTGCCCGCCTGCACATTGGTCAGGTCCTGGATGACGTGGTTGGCGTCGCGGACCCGCCGCAGCGACAGGCTGGCCTTGTAGGTCACGTTTTTGTAGAGCGCGAGCTGCGTATTGGCTATCTGCTGCGCCTGCGTCGCGCCGATGGTGCTAATGCCCGTGAAGTCGCGCTGGTACTTCCGCCACCGGAACGGCGCGTTGCTCTGACTCAGGTCGGCCCCCAGCCGCGCGTCTTGCGTGATGTAGTGCGTGACGCCGCCTGCGCCGTTGGTGTAGGCGGCGTCCATCGCGTTGTAGGCCATGTCCGCAGTCGGCGTGAACTCATATTGATAGATGTCGCCGTCCTTCAGATAGGCGGTGTAGTGCGTCGTCGTGGTATCGCGTTTGCGCGCGAAGAGCCGCCCCGTCGGGACCACGCCAGTGAAGTCCTTGTTGATCGGATGCGCCTCGACCCCCCAGTTGTAGTCGCCGACTTGCAGCGCCACGTCCGTGATGATCTCTTCGATGTTGCGCCCATCGTAGACCAGGTTCAGCAACGTCGCCGGGTTGTCGGGGAAGAGCTGCGAGGTGTCCGTATCAATTGGAATCTCATGGAAATGCACCGTGCGCCAGTTGAGTTGCGCAATGGCCACGGCCTGCGCAGTTGAGTTGGTGTAGCTCCATGTGGACGGATCGTCGCGCAGGCAGTTGCCCAGCCCCAGCGCCTGCACTTTCACATACTCGCCGTTGCTGCTATCCATGCCAAACGCGGGGTTGGTGATCTCGCCGAGCCAGAGACAGGTCGCGCCCTGCATCACGGCGACGTGAGCGAACAGACTAAACTGTGGCTGGGGGAGCCGCACATTGGCCAGTTTGACCGTCATTGAGAGGTCACCGAAGCCACCCGGCGCCACCGATGAGAAGTTGATGTCGTCCACCTGCTCCGACACGTCCTGGATGAGGTACGGCGTGTAGAGCGGTGGCCCCACGTAGCAGTAGACCCGTAGACCGGATTTGAGCATGATGCAGAGTCCTTTCTAGCTACCACGCGGGAAGAGGTACAACGGCGTGTATTGAAACTCGGTGTACATCGCTAGCACATCAGCCGCGCCATCGCTGAGGTACCCCGCGAACTGATTGACACCAGCGGCGACCCCACCGACGACGCCAGACGCGGTGGGGTCCAGGGAAAGGTAGGGATCGGCGGCGTTATTGATGGAGATGTTGGTGGTGTTGAAGAGGCCCTGGCCACCCGCCGAGTGCGCCGGATTCGGTTGTGGCGCCGCCTCAATTGAGTAGGACCACGCAATGGGTAGTCCCGTTTGTGGCCCCAATCCATCAAAGTAGCCCCAGAGCCATTGATTGGTGACGCCATACGCGGCATTGGTGGGATTGATGAGTTCACCCAGCAGCAGACCACCATCCACCGGGAGCAGGAAGCCCCAGTTCATCTCCGACGTGGGCGATCCACCTGTCGAGTCTGCATAGGTCAATGCAACGGTCATGGGGTTCTGGCTACTATCCATCAAGGCGCCGTAGTTTGTGGGCGGCAGCGTCACCTGGCCATAGTCACAGACCGCCCAGTTCGTGACGAGATACCCACTGGGGAAGATGGTGAGATACGTCCCTGAATACTGCCAGAGGATGTTGCCCCCCAGGTTCGCCAAATCCCAACTGGTCTGGGCCTCCGTGACGACCACACGCCCCAGGATGTTGCCGAGATTGCCTTGCGTCTGATCGGTGAGCGTGCGTACCAAGACGTGGTAGACGCCGGGGCTGGCGTTGGGCGCAAATGACGCCAGCATTTGTGCAATGGTGTTGGCGGCGAACGTGCTAAAAAAACCGCCATAGGCCGTTGCGAGTAACGTGTACGTCGATGACGTAAAGAGCGGGTTGCACAGCGGCGCGCCGAGACTTGCCACCGCCTTGCGTCCCAGGCCAAATGTCATGACGGAGTTGGCTGGCCAGGTCGTGAGATAGGCGCCAAACGCTACCTGGGCGGGCGCGGGCATATCACCCACGACGCCGCTCACCATCAGTTGCGCCGGAGACTGCGGGAAGCGCAGTTCGCAGTAGGGCATGCTGGTGAGGCCGGTCGTCGTCTGATTCCACACCTGCGCGTTCTCAAACCAGACCATGCCGTTGGCGCTCTCACCCGCCACTGTGGTATCGGTCACGCGGAGCTGCACGTCGAGATACGCCGCGCTGGCGCCGGTCGTGAGCGTCCCACTCAGCGCCGTCCATGCCGCCTGATTCCCATTCAGGGTCGCAATCGTCGTTTGGCGCAGGAATGAGCCACTGGCGTCGTATTCCAGGCCAATCAGACGTAGTTGCGCATTGGCGTTGAGACCACTCGACTTGACCATCGCCGACATCCCCAGCACGTTGGTCGCAGCGTAGACGGGCATCGCCGATGTGTTCGCAGGCGCGCCGCCGGTGAAGAGTCGCCAGCAGGCGTCCACCGTACCCGTAGGCGGTAAGTCGATGCGCGCCGCGCCAAAACTTGTGACCGGACCACTCGGATAGGTGTTGGCCGCCGTCTGGTCCCATCCGCCACTACACACGCCCGTCGGCGACGTGCCATTGGTAATCGGCTGGAACGTCCAGCCGCCAGGGCCGAAGAGCGAAACCGCATTGACATTGCTATACGCCCCACCGAACACCGTCGCCGCGCCATTGCTCTGTAGCTCGGCCACCCCGATGACGGAGGTGACGTTATCAATAGCGGCGGCCTGACCAGTCGTCGCCACCTGAGCGCCCACCGCGCCGTTATTGTCAGTGAACAGTGTTGCTGCCAGGTAGGGCGCCAACACCCCCACGGTGGGGTATTGCGTGATCTGGACCCAGTACCATGCGCCCTGCGTCAGCTGCATACTCGCCGTCGCCAGCAGGTTCGCCGTCCCCGCAATACGCTGGAAGAGTCGTAGCGTCGTTCCTGCAATCTGGCAGAAGAGTTGGTTGTTGCTGTTCGTCGAATGCAGATAGAAATAGACCGTCGCGCCGCTGGTATAGCGGAACCGCACCTGCCACGTATTGATGGCGCCCCATGACGGCGAGCCAAATGAGACGACGGAGGATGCCGCCAACTGCATCGCGTTGGCCACCGTACCCGTCACGCCACTGTGGCCCGCCGAGTAGTGGGCGCTGATGCGCGTCGAGGAGAGCGCTGTCGCATACACCGCTGGCTCATCGATGGAGCCACTGAAATAGTCGGTGATGCTGGCGCCCGACCCAGCGCCAATTGTCATCGCTGTTCCCGTGTACGCCAGCGCGCCCGTCCCCGTGTTCGTGCCCTGGCTGACGCTATCGACATAGAGCGTGACCACGCCACCGCTGCCCCCGGCGTAGGTCACGGCGACGTGGTGCCAGACGCCAGTGGTGAGCGCCGCCGTGCTCAGGACATTGACAGTCCACAGCCCTGCCTCAACCTTGCCGGTGGTTTGGATGGCGATATAGGCCGCCGCCAGTGACGTACCCGCCTCGCCAATGCTCACCACCTCCTGACGCACGGACGGATTCGCGCTGATCTTCACCCAGGCTTCGAGCGTCCAGGCCGCGCTCCCAGTCGGCATCGCCGTTGTACTGGCCGACCCCACATACTGACTGCTGGCGCTGGCGAAGGTGACCGCTGTATCGGTATCTCCACTGATGGCGCCCGCCACCCCCAACGTCGGCGCGCCATGATAGGTCCCGTTGGCGCCCTGGCCAGAGATGTCATAGGCGACCGTCCCCGACGCCTCGTCGAGGCGGTAGTAGCGCACTGGCGCATCCGGGCCAACAATATCGGGGTAGCCATTGGCCGGGTTCTGCGTCGGCGCGGCGCCCAGCACGCTCGTATAGGCGTTGAGGGTGGCGAACGTGTCACTGAATACCGTGACGCCGGGGCCGCTGGGCGCCTCGAACCCTGGGTTGACGACCAGGTTTTGCAGCGTCAGCCGGTCGCCCGTGAGGCCAGGATAGCACTCGAAGTCAATCTGCACCTCGCCGCTGGTCTTGTTCAGGATTTTGTGTGGGTCGGTCGGGATGTTGTGGGTGACGGCCACCACGTCGGCGTAGGTGAGCGCCGTCGCGCCGGGCAACGCTATCGCCAGCCGATAGGGCGGGTTCTCGATAGCGTTGATGAGCGTATGCAGTCGGGTGATGAGCGTCGGCACGTCAGTGGCGAAGATGATCTTGATCGACAGTTTGATGTGCCGGTTCTGGTAGTTCCAGCGCGTCACCGTCTCGCGTGGCGTGCGGATGTTGCCGGTGCGCGCGTACAACTTCTTGGGCTGCGCGAGGTCGTATTTCGCCACGAAGTAGTTCACGCGGTCGTTCAGGTCGAGCACGGTGGTGAACGTGTCGGTGAGCGGCGCATAGGTCCCGACCTTGAATGTCGTCGTCGAGATGGCCGTAATCTGGCTCTGCGGCAGGGTGGTTGCGGGATGCGGCACGATGGAGTCCTTCCTTGGCTACCGTGAGCCAACTTGGCCGAACTGGCGGAAGCCGCCGGGTTGGCGCAGCAACAGATTGGCGCTTTCGCCCGCCGCCTTCTGCGACGCGGCAATCGCGGCATCCACCTCCATGGCGTTGGCGCCGTAGATGTGGACGCCGCCCAGCGCCGCCGAGGCCATATAACTCGACGTGCTGTTGTTGACCGTCGATCCGCCCCCGGCGCCCGCGCCCGCCGCCAACGCGCCAAAGCCCCCAAAGCCGTTGTGGATGCTCGCGGCGGCGCTGCGGGACGCCTGCGCCACCAGCGGGATATCCCGCTCGATGCCCCCCGCCAGCATGCGCATCATGTTCGGCATCCAGATGTCGGCGTCACGCCCTGGCCCCTCTTCGGTCGGCGAGTGGAACCCCAGGTTCTTCGAGATGCCACTGGCGACGTGCTGCACGGCGTCCCACACCTTCTTGCCGTCGTCTTCGATGCCCTTGGCCAGCATCTCCATCAGGTGCTTGCCGGCGTTATAGATGCGCGTCGCCAGATCCTTGAATGGCTGCTCGATCTTGTCGATGATCTGCTGTACGTCCTTCTCGACGGTCTTGATCTCGCCAGAGATGGCCGACTCGAACTTCTGCCACGCCTTCGCCACATCACCCGTCACGGTGTTCCACTCACCTTGCAGCCATTGGCGCGCCTGACCCACTCGCTGCTCCAACCAGGCGAACGCCCGCTGCACCGGCTGGACAATCACCGTATCGACCTCATTCCAGGCCCGCTGCGCCGTGGATTTGATGTTCTGCCAGGTCCCCTGGAGCGAGCTCTCGATTTCGTGGAGGTCCTTCTCGAAATCCTTCTTGATGAACGCAAGCATCTTCGGCCAGGCGTCTACCACATCCTTGACATAGTAGTTGTGGTCATACAGCCAGTGGCCGAAGTTCTCGAACGGCTTGGTGAACTTCCCCACCTCGTCTTCGAACGCCTTGCCCAGTTTGGCCAGTTCGCGCTGGGCGTCGCCGGGCAGGCTCTTGAACCAGTCAACGATATGCTTGCCCGTGGATGCGATGTCGCCGCCGACCTGGCCCAGCCATTTCCCCAGTCCGCCCAGCGCCGCGCCCAGCCACTGCACGCCCGCCACACCCGCGTTCCACAGGCCGTTGAGTTCATGTACACCCAGCGCCATCAGGTTGATGGCGAGCGCGATCCCATTGATGACGGCGACTGGCCCACTAGCGCCCATGTAGGCCAAGGCCACCAGCAAATCGGTGAGGAACGTTTTGATGGCTTCCTTGTCGCCAGGCGTGAGCGCCGCCATGAGGTTTTTCCAGGCGGCGGCGACGTTTTGGAGTGACCCCATCTCGATATTGCGCAGCGGCGCCATCACCTGCTTTACCCAGCCCACGGCCTGCTGAATCTTCGGCCCGTCATTGACCAGCGTCGTCACGAACCCGCCGATGTCCTTGCCGATGGTGAAAAACAGACTCTGTGTTCCCTTGTCGGCGCCCTTGCCACCGATCAGCCCAGTCACCGCGTTCATCACTTTCAGCACGGCATCACCAGCGCCACTGTCCTGTAACCCCTTGAAGAGGCTGCCTAGACCGACAGTCCCCAGATGGACGACGGCCCCCACCAGATTGCCCAGGTCGGTGGCCACGGTGTTGATCGTGCCCGCGTTCTTGTCCATCCAGGCGCTGAGGTTGTTCAGGTCCGTTTGCAGGGCGCCAAACATCGAGCCGCCCGCTGTCAATTGGAAGTTTTGGATGCGGTCGATGAACGACGACCATTCGCCCCACCACGTCGTCGTGCTGATCTTCTGAGCAGCGCCACCATAGCCGTTGGCGTTGGCCCAGCCTTCCAAGGCGGGGAGTAGCTGCGTTGGGTTCTCGATCTTCTCGGTGCCTTTTTTGATGATGAGGCCGTATTTTTCCAGGTCCGCCGGATTGATGTGTAGATCGTAGCGCAGCATGCGCGAGTAGCCCATCTCGGCGCCCATGATCGCCTGGGTGATCTGCGCCAGCGACTGGTTGGGCGCCCGTGTCGCGCCGATGTCGGCCAGGATCGGCAGGTATTGCTCAATTTGGCTATTGCCCAGGCCGCCGGGCATCGTCATCAGGTTGGTCATCGCCTGCAACATGTCCTGCCGGGTGTAGGGCATACCGTAGCTGGCAGTCTTCGACCAGTTCATCAGTTGTGAGGCGTCGTTGATGCCGTTTTGGCCGCCTCCGCCCAGGAGGTACCCCCACGATGTCTGCTCCTTCTGCACCGTGTTGTTCAGGTCAAACATGGCCTGGCCGAAGTTCTGCGCGGCGTTGGCGGCGTCGTTCAACAATCCGGTGATCGTCTGCAAGACGAACATGCCCATGAACGTGCTGACGGCTCCGCTCACCATCCCCGTCAGTCCGTCCATTGCGTCGCCGAGTATCCCGGCGCCGCCTGCGTTCTCGGCCATCGAGGTGTTGTTCTGTTGCTGGGCGTCGGTGACGAGTTGGATTTGCGCTTGCAGATAGGCGAGACGGGCGGCGTAGTCGTCGGCGCTGACCGCCGCGTTGAGGAAGTCAGCGGCCTGCTGGGCGTAGGCGGGTCCCATCGCGTCGAGCGCGCTCTGCACGACAACGATGCCATCGTGTTGTGCTACCATCGCGGCAGTCAGTTGGTTGAGCGCATCGGTGGCGCTCTGGCTGCCAGTACCCGCCCCGCCCAACGCGCCCTGCAACGCTTGGAGCGCCGCGCCCGCTGCGCCTCCCACCTGGCCCACGTTTCCCATTGTCGCGGCCAGCACCGCCATGCGGTTGTCGGCGGCGCTGGCCGCGATCCCCAGGCTATCGAGGATCGCGCTAATCGATCCAAGCGCCGTGTTGGCCTGGGTGGCGGCGGCGGCAGCGCCAGCAGCCGAGCCGCCGATGCTGATTGTGACATCCTCGCCTGCCATCGCCGCTGTCCTTGCCTGTTACTGGTTACTGGGCTACACTATCCTGCGTAGCCACCCGCTCCCGCCAACTCATCAAAACCGCGTTGGCGCTCACGCTCCTGATCCCGTGCGAGGTCGCGTTGCTTCTGTTCCCACAACTGCTTGATCATGCGCGCCCACTTGGCGCAGAATAACTTCCATGGCCAGCGTAGAATGTCGTGGTGATGCTCGTGGAAGTGGGCGCCCATCGCCTCGGTGATGGTGAGGATGTCGAGCGCATCTGCCGAATCCTGATCAGGGTCATCCTCACCACTTGCGCCACTCACCGTCGCCAGTTCGTCTACACTGCCGAACTGGGCAAGGAACTGGGCAGGGACGCTATCATCGGCGAGCTCTCTGCCGCCGCCGTTGGGGCTGGGTCCACTGTCGGAGCCGTTTGGGGCGTCGCTGGCTGACGCTCCGTAGCGCTCGGCGGCTCGTCTGACGAGCTGAAAGGGAGGGAAAAAAAAGCCGCGCACACCTGCTGGCGTTCCCGCGCGGTGAGCAATGTCGCTACGTCCGCCTGCGTCATGTCGGGATAGGTGTGATGAAAGATCGCCGTGCAGATGTCCAGGACCTCCGCCTCCTGGCGTGCGATGACATCCACCATCTGCTCGTAGGTCGGCGTATCACCGACCGTTTTGAGCATCTCGATGATCTTGAACCTTCGCAGGAGCACCTCGGTGGCCACGTCGTCGCGCAGTTTGTAGGTCTGGCCACCTTTGGTGACATCCACGGTGCCGACGGTGACGGTATCGAAGTTGAGGACCTGAACCATATCGATGCGCTCCTTTCGTGTGAGAGAGATGTGAGAGGCTAGTACACTGCGGCATTGCTGTTGGACAGCGTGATCAGGCACGGGTTGGGGTTGGCGAGGTTCTTGATGGCCACCCATTGCAGTTGCTGGACAAGGCTCTTGCCATCCAGTTTCGGCGTCAGTTTGGGCGCCTTCCAATACACGTTGGGCAGCGAGATGGTCAGTTGGTTGATCGCGTCGGCGGCATAGGTCAGCAACAGCGACCCGAACCCAACGACGTAGCTGTCGCCATTGCCCGCCACAATCGCCTGATTGCCGAACAGAATCTCGTTGTACTGATTGAAGTTTTGGAAGACCACCTGGGCGGTGCCAGTGGCCTCGAAGTTGCCCGGTTGGAAATAGGCGGGGGTAAGCGCCTCGGTGATGAACTCCTTGGTGTCGGTCGAGTTCTTCAGTGTCGCGTCAAACTGGTTGACGGTCAGCGCATTGCCCGTCCCCACACCATCAATCTGCCAGGACCCCGACGCCTGATAGTGCACGAACGGCGATCCGGCCTGACCGATGACACCAGTGCCTTCGTAGGTGGCCGATGACGATGGCGCGGCAATCGCTTTCGTCTGCGTCCCATACCAGGTGTGTTCGAGTTTGACCTTCTTGCCGAATGTGCTGCTGATCTTCAGTTCGGTCGCCACCGCGTCCTGCAATCGCCACGCTTGCGCCGGAGAGCCACCGTTGTGGCCAAACGCATACTCCAGTGTGTAGGGATCGAAGGTGTAGGGCTGGCGCGAGAAGGCGTGTGTGCTGGCGCTGGTTACGGCGTCGCCCATCGCGTGCGCGTTCTTGAACTTCGCGCCCGCCGCCAGGGAGTAGGTGTAGGGGCCTGTGCCGGTCTTCGTCGTGAGGTCAGCCGTGGCCACCTCATAAGCGGCCACGGCGTAACCCGGCGTGAAGTTCAGCGCCACTGTGCCGACTGTGCCGATGCTGGCCGGAACCGAGAACGCCGTGGCGCCTGCGACAATCGCCGCCGAGAGCGTGGTGCTGGTCGCAGGCGCGGTATAGGTATCAGAGCCGCTGCCCATCACGCCTTGCAGCGAGTAGCCGCTGACCTGCGGACGCGCGTACTCCACGATCTTCACCATGCCGAGTTGCTCGTTCTTGGTGACAATCGACTTGAACGGCGACGTGTCGCCCTCCATCTCTTCCTCAAACGTCGGCGTCACTTCGGGCGCGAACCCGTCCAGCCACTTGAACCACCATGTCGGCGCAACGGCGGTCCCCCACGCTGCTTGCTTCGCCCCAGCGATATAGGCGTCGTTACCACGAATTGGAGTGAGTCCACCTGTCGCCATGTCCTGCCATCCTTGCTCTTGTCGCCTCTATCACTCAGCGATTCGGCGTCCTGTCTATCGCTACCTATCGCTACACGCTTTCCTCAACGTTCACCGTGACGCGCCATCCCACCGCCTGTAGCAGTTGATTGGCGGGCTTACTGGCGGGCTGACTTACCTGGTATTCCAGCAACTCCACCCCCGCCTGCCCGCTCAGGCTGCCATCGAGTCCCTGGTATTTCATCAGGACCTTCCAGATCGCCCAGGCCATCCGCAGGCACTGGCGGTTGAGCGTGTCCTTGTCATCACCGGCCAGCCAGGCCACAATGAGCAACTCGTGTTGGAAGCCACCCCACACCGTCGCCATGTCCTCCGTCATGCGTCCGCCAGTCGCCATCACCTCAATCGCCGGGTAACTCGGAATCAGATCGCGCCCGCCGACGTAGATGTTTGCGGGCGTCACCTCTGGCAGAGCGTCAACGCTGGCCCAGGCTGAATAGACCTCGTTGAGTGCCGTGGTGAGATTGGCGGCAAGCGTGTTGGCGACGGCCTGCTCAACCGCCTCTGGCCCCTGAACCACATCGGTGTAGACTGGCATGCGCTACGCTCCCCCGCTCACGGATTGCTCACGTTGAAACCCTGCGCGCGCGCCTGTTCGCGCACGTAGTCGCCGAGCGTGCGTACAATCAGCCCGCGTCGCGCGAACGACATGCCAACCACGGGCCGGGCTGGCATCTTGCTCGTGCCGCGCTGATGGAATCCGGCATAGGCGATGTTTGTCCCGACAACCAGACTGTTCGGCGTCGTCTGAAAGACGTTGCCGGGGCCACCCCGCAGCAGCGACAGCGCCAACGCGCCCGTTCGTTGCAAGATCGGATGCGCTCCGCCGTACCCTTTGCGGAGCCGGTCGGCCACCGTGCTGGGCGCGAGTTGCGGCCACATCTTGCGGGCGAAGACGCCACCCTCACCAATCATGTTGAGCATGAAATCAGCGGTCAGCGCGTCGCCCACGTCCTGCCAGGCCGGTTCGAGCGTCTGGATGCTGGCGCCCCAAGACGCCAATCGTCGCCGAATCTCTGGTAAGCCATCGATCTGAAACGTGATGCGCACGAAGCCGCCGCTGCTCACTGCCATCCTGTGTCACCCCTGTGTCACCCCTGCTTCGCTGCCTGCGACTTATGCTTCCACACATCCTTCTTGGACAGGTAGGAGAGTTTGGCGCGGGTACGGCCATGCGCTTTGCGTGTTCCCGTCGCCTTCCGCTTGCGTGTCGAGCCGTGAATCGATCTGCGTCGGGTCATCTAGGCAGCCTCCTCACATCATGTCGCGGCGAAAGACGTTGCGCGAGATGGTAAAGATCGGTGTCTGCGCGTTGGGGTCGCTGGCCGTCGGATTCGGATAGACCGTCGCCGCCGCCGAGAGGTCGTAACTCGGCTTCATCGCCTGCGGCGTAGCGTCACCAAAGGGTAACCCCCATTGCATCGTGCCATTGGCGAGGTCGAGCACCAACGACTCCACATACGCCCGCCGCTCGGTCGCCCAGGGCGACATGTCTGGCTCGCTGCCCATGAAGTACCGATCCACGATGCGTGACGCCGCCAGTTTCGCGTTCATCTCGCGTAGCGTTTGCAGGATGTCGAAGTCCGCGCCGGTATAGGGCATCACGTAGTAATGTTCGAGCATCTTTTGTAGCTCGGTCGCCGCATAGGTGATTTCCTGCGCCACCACTGAGTTCGTCAGGTTCTTGTAGGACGCCTGATTCGTGAACTCGTAGGTCACGTCGGAGATCGTGCAGTAGCCGTAATATTGCCCGGCGGGGCCAAACGTCAGCGTCACACTGGCGTCCGTGATGACTGGCGGCGAGATGCTAGCCATAGCGCAGCGCCTTCCTGGCTAGCCCGATTACGGCTGCGCTAGCGGCTGCTCACCGTCGGCGCCAACCGCTGACGGTGAAGGCGCCGACTGCGCAGCCTTCGCCGCTTTGCCTGTTGGCGCAGGCGGAGTCGCTGCTGCGCCAGCCGCCGCTTCTCGCGCCGCCGCCAACTCGGCGCGCAGTTGCGCCAGTTCGGCCTCCTTGGCGTCGAGTTGCGCCTGCGTATCCTCGGCGGCTTGCAGTTCAACCGCTAGCGCAATGGCGCCGCCACGCCGCAACGCCGCGATGACATCGCCCTGCGTGGCGTCGTCAAGCGTGATCGGTGTGCCCGTCGGGTATTCTCTGCCGTCATGTAGCACAGTATGGGTTGTGACGAATGTTGTCATAACTTCTCCTTGCCAGGGCATACCACACAGGGTACGCCCTGTATTTACCGCCATCAGGTCGCCAGCAGGTCGCCATCGCCAACGCGACCTATGCGATAGCCGCCGCGATGAGGTAGCCGCAGTCCTTGCTCACGAGCTTCTCCGCCTGGACGATAGACGGCTCGTAGTAGGTGGACTCTTCCTCTTCTTCGCGCCACTGCTTCACCTGCCACGGACGCGCCCGGAAGGTGGTTCCCAGCGTCAAGCCATCCAGGCCGGGGTTGGGGTCCACATACGCGATGACGACGTTCTTGCCCCAGCAGTCCACCAACGTCGGCGTCTCACCCTCGACGGAGACGCTATACATCGACGATGGCACGATCACCTTCAGGCCCCAGAGGATGTCGGGCAAGCCGCCCTCCATCAGGATGTCGCTGTGCGTGTATTTGATCTGGTCGCGGATGCCGATGTCGCGCTTCATGACGCGCCAGACGGCCATCGGTACGACGGCGATGTTCGCCTCACGCCCGCCAGTCGCCACACGGATCGCCTCACGTCCGATGTCGAACTGCTGCTCGATGACGCTCTGCGTCCCGGCCTGCGAGGAGAATGAGGCGTTGTTCCACTGCGACGTGCCCGACAGCGTCACCACGTTGCTGCTGGCGTAGGTGGCCGTGTTGGTGAGCAACGACGCGACGCGAATCTCCTGGTCGAGCAGGATTTTGTCCTGCACCCGGCGCGTCTTGCTGACTTCGAGTTGCAACACCGGGTCCTGGTTGGCGCGTTGGCGGTCGGTGATGCGCGTCTTCAGCGCCCACTCCTCCGCCTTGTACAGGTCCGGCGTTGCGCCATAGTCTTCGAGGTTGCTCTTCGCGCCGTCTGCGCGGAGCGACCCCCGGCCATCTGACCGCGCGACCCGGAATGCGCTGCCCTTGTCCCACACATAATAGTAGTCGGACTCGTGCGCGACCGGAACGACCGGAAAGACCTGTTCGGCGACCATACCCGTCGGGTGATAGCCAATCGAAAGTTGGGACAGCGGAGCGTTAATGTGTACCCCACGCACGCTGTCAAAGTTCGGGGAGCCGATTGCAGCCATCCTGCCTGCCTGCCCTTCCTGAGCGGTTTCTCACGACGCCGGGTATCCTGCCCGGCGATGCCGTGGGACGCTGTAACGGCGCCCCACCCTCACATCCAAACTGCCGCCTAGAAGTGGCTAGGCGTTGACGATGCTGCTGGCCATCGGGAAGAGCAGCACGGTAATGATGTCGCCTGCCTCGACAGCGGCTTCCATTGCCTGCCCGACGATGTGGACTGACGTGGCCGCCAGCGCGGGAGCGGTGTTGACGACCCCTGCTGCGCCGACGACGAGCAGGTCGCCGAGCGAGATGGCCCCACCGGCGTTCGCCTTAGTCATTCCTGAGATGCGCACCCGGATCGATTGGCCCGACGAGGCGACCGGCGGCGTACCGCCCAGCGTTAGAGTCGGGCCGCCTGCGTCCTGATTGAATCCGACGATAGCGTCGGTGTTAGCGGCGCCTGGCAGGCAGTCGCCGAATGATGCGGCGGCGTCGAGCTTGACTGCCGCGTACTGCGCGATGCCAGACCCGGCGTTCGGGCTGACCTGTAGCGGGATTTCTAAACCCCAGTTCTCGTAGGCCATGATGACCTCTACCTTCCTTGCTGCTGTTCCTGCGGAGCGAGTGGTGATGCGCCGTCCTGGCGCGTCAAACGAATCAAACAAATCACACGATGAAAGGTTCGGGGTCTACTTGTAGCCAACCTCGCGCGCCGCGCGGTCATAGATGGCCATCTTCTGTGGCTCAGTGAGTTCGCTGAGTTGCTTGCCTGCGTATTCCGCCGCCGCCAGTTTCTCGGCGTGGTCTTGCAGGCGGTCGCTGGCGTTGCCGCTACCCGGCGCGCGCCCACCACCGGGCGCGTCCTGTGTGTAGCTGCTGCCGCGTTCGGAGAGGTCCACAATCGCCGTCGAGAGCGCCAACTCGATGAGTTCGTTGAGCTTCGTGCGGCGGCTTTCAGTGAGCGTGATGCCATC